CTGCTTGGTATTGCACCACGTGCGAGCATTCGTGCGTGTAGACCGATTGCCAATTTTCGTTTTGGAAGCCCGGCTGGTTGATTGCGGTCGGGTTCAGGTAGAGCGTTGTCTGGTCGCCGTTATTGCCGACCGAGGCTTGCGTGTACAGACCCTTTTCGTTCGGGCCCTCGGGCTTTACGTCTATCGAGGTCAGTGCATCTGATACGCCGTTATTCATTTTGCTGTCGAGCTGCTCAACGGCTTTTGCAACATCTTGCATGTTCTCTGGGCTGACTCCATTGGCCTCGAGCTTGGCCGTGTCTACGGAGATTCCTTTTTGGTCTGCCCAGCTCTTAACGTCGGCGTATGTGGAGAAGTTCAGGTTGCCGCTTTTGGCTTCACCATCTCCTGATCCGAAGCGACCGTGGCTGTCTCGCTCTTGGTCTGGGTTATAGCCTTTAGTAAGCGAACGTCCTTTTGGGGTATCGCTTATCTCTCTTTCGACGTACTCGATTGCCCATGTGGCGAGCTTTTCCGGGATTGGTCGGGCGCCCTTGACCATGAAGTACGCTTCCTCGTTCAACTTCTCGGCCAGCGATTCGTCGATCGTGGAGAAGTCGAACGCACGCCAGTTGCCTCGCTTGTTGCGTGATTTGACGAATTGGGCGAAGTCTCGCATCTCATCGGCTACGACGGACTTGGTCTGATCCTCTGGGGCTACACCAGTTTTCTTGTCTTTGCCTTTACCGTTATCCGGCTGTGGTGCGCTTTCGCTGCTTTGCGTGTCTTGTGGTGCTTGGCCGTCTTTGCCCGGTTGCGCTTGGTCACTGGTGGCTCCCTGTGCTTGTGTCTGTGCTTGTTGCTGTTGGCTGTCGAGCGTTCCCTTGAGAAACACCGGGCCTGCTGCGGTCAGGATGAATGGCTCGTCGGCCTCTTTCATGTCGTAGAGGGGCAAGCCCATGTCGCCACGTGCGTCGTTCAGCGTCATGGTTCCGCTCGAGAGTGCAGTCTGGTAAGCCTTGGCTTTTTCCGCCTCGTTTTCGGCGGTGCTTCTGTCCTCGAGGTTGAACGTGATGTTTTTGTCCATGCCGAGGAAGCGACGGCACAGCGAGTTGATTACTTCGACGATGAAGTTCTCCATTGGGCGTGCGGAGACGGTCTCTGCGCTCTGCTCCTCACCGTCGTGTGCGCCTTTTCCGCCACCGAGTCCGGCCCGGGCAACGACGCCGAGCTGGCTTGGTGCGATTCCGAATATGGAGGCGATTTTCTTGATGATGTACTCGTCCATCTCGGGCTTGTAACGCTCGGTCATCTCCGGAGCGATTACTGGGTCGAAGCCCTTTGGGAGAACCTTAATCTTGTGGCGCTCCTCGCTGGATCCCACCATTTTGTCGTTGAACACTCGTTCGAACGCTGCAAGGCGCAGGTGGTCGATCTCTTGGCTGTCGGTTTTCATAAACGTCATTGGCATGGTGCCGGCTTGGAAGTCGTCGATGAACCAACGCTGGCGCTCTAGGTAGAGCGTGGCTGCTGGGATTGCTTGCTCCACTGCGCTGAAGCCGTATGGGCTCCACGTGCGACGGTTGCGGATGAAGTAGGCGAGCGTGTCGGTCTTGAAGCTCGTTCCCTCTGCGTCGGCGTAGTACTCGCCGTCCACGTCGCTGTCTGGTGAGGCGGTAAATTCCCCTCTAGGGAAACCCCATAAAATCTGCTGGAATGCTGGCGCCGGGGGACGTGGGATGTCGCCTCGGTTGTCGAGCAAGATTTTGATTGTTGGTGCGTCAATGATGTTGAAGCCGATCACCTTTCCGCCGAGGTTGTACTGGGGGTAGACCGGTACGCCGTCGTAGACGAGGTGCTGCCAGCCGAACTCTGTGATCCACTCCGACCAGCCTCGGTCTGCTTGTGGGTATGGGTTCTCCCAGAACTCGGTGAGCTGGCTGATTTGGTTCTTGTACTTGTCACGGCCAATTTTGGCGGCTTGTGCGTGGCTGACGTTTTGCTCCGCCATGATTTCCGTGATGGCCAAGTCGCTTAGCGTGAACGACCAGTTCATCTTTACGATTTCGCTCACTCGGATTGTGATGGCCCGGGCGATGATGTCGCACTGGTCTGCGAGTGCTCGGAGCACGCTCCATGGAACGTCCTGTTGCGTAAGGTTTAGGTTGTAGGCGACCTGAAATTGGAATTTCCGAGGCTCTGCTCGACCGGTGGCTGGGTCGACTGGGTCGATGGGGCTGGGGAGCAGTGGTGCTGCTGGCCCGAGCATGGATCCGAACGCATCGCCGGGACGTGGCAGTGCTGTCGCCTCCCAGCCTGATTGCTGAGCTAGACCTTGACCGCCGATTGGTTGCGCTGGCACGACGTTGGCGTACCCGGCTTGGTTGTACATGGGAGTTCCCATGAGGCTCTGGGCGGCCTTTTCGACGGCTTCGGTGATGTACCGGTCAATGTCTGCTTTGCGGTCTTTGCGACTAAAGAGTGCCACGTGTGTCCTTAGATGGTCGGGAATCCGAAGTTGGAATAGTTTGCGATCGTTGGTTGTGTCGAGGTCAATGTGACTCCGGCGAGCTGTGCTGCGTTTCCTCCCGGTGTGCCCGAGGAGGTCTTGCCACACGAATTGCACCCTGATGCATTATACGCCATTGGCATTCCGCAGTTCGGGCATGCTGGTGCGATGGCGTTTAGGTAGCGGTCTGCGTCTGATCCGAACGCAAAGCCGAGTGCGGTGACTGCGTGTACCAGTGCGTCGAGTCGGTCGGGGCTTGTGCCACTGTCTGGCACCCACCCGGTGAGCTGCTCCTCGAGCGTGTCAAAGTTGCCGACGTGGCTCACTCGTCCTTGCTCGTATAAGGCCGAAATCGGTTCAGCTCGTAATCTTTTCCCAACCTTGGCAACCACTCCCTCATAGGCAATCATCTGGTCGACGGCTCTGATGGTCTGCTCCACCATTTGACCGCCTTGGTTGGTTTCGGCGATGAGGCGATCGGCGCCGAGTTCGTGGTAGAGCGCCACGGCTCTGGTGGCCCACATGAGTGGGCTTTCCCGGCATGACCGGTCAGCGAGAATGTAACACCTGCCGTCGACGCCTTTTCCGGCTGCGACTATTCCGGTCTCGTCGCTGTCCTCGCCACTGGTGGTGGCTGGGTCGACTGCTACGACGATGCGAACCATCTCGGGTGCGGTTTTGACCCGGGTTCCCTCAATCATGTCCAGCGTCCAGAGAGCGCCGGGCGTGTCGTCTAGAACCTCCGCATAGAGCTCTTGGCGTCCTAGTCGGGTTCCCTCGTATCGTGCTCGCAACTGGGCAAGTGCGTTGGGTGCGAGGTTTTTGGCGTTGTCGAATGTGGATCCTCTGACGACCTTGACCGAACCGTCGTCTCTGTTGAGGAGGTCTTTGATGAGCTTGGTCGGCTGTGGCGTCGTGGTGACGATGATTTGTGGGTGCGCTCCGAGGCGCAGTGTGAACTGCAGCTGGTCGAACGTCTCTGGGTATCGCCAAGCGGCCAGTTCGTCACACCACGCTCCGTGGAATTGGGGGCCTCGTAATCTGTCGGGTTCGTCTGCCGAGAACAGTTTGATGAGGCTGTTGTTTTTGAGGCGTATCTCGCCCATTGAGCGGTTGTAGTGCTTCAGCACCTCGTACCGTCTCAGGATTGCGATCAGTCCTGATTCTCCCTCAGCGCAGGTGTCTCGAACGTCACCGAACGTTGCGGCGACTACGGCCCAGCGAGTTCCCGGGTTGCGGATGGCTTGCCACGTGACCCACTCGGCTGCGGTGCGGGTCTTTCCTGATCCACGCCCAGCGAGGTAGAGCCAGATTGACCAGTCCTCGTCAGTCGGCAGTTGCTCCGGTCTCGCCAGTTGTGCCTCCCACAGCACCCGGCTCGCCGCTATGGCTTTCAAGGATGAGTCTGAGCTTGGCAACTTCGGCGTCGATTGTGGATCCGTCATAGTTTGTTGCTTCTACCTGCATCTTTGTGGGTGCGTCCAAGCCTAACAGCCGTGAGCGCCTGTCCATTATTTTCAGGACTGTGTCGACGGCTTTGGGGTCGCCTTGCAGGGCTCTTGCCCACACAGCCATTTGGAGCCGGTCTAGGCG